CCACCCAATCCTGTCTCGTCTATAAATACTGTCTCTATTCTATAATCTCTAACCATATCCTGTATTCTTCCTGCCACATCTACCACATTAGACTGACCTTCTGCTTCTACATGTTCTACAAATACCGTATCATCATCATCTACTTTTATCACAGTGAATACAGTTTCATCTCTACCTGTCCTAGCTATATCTACACCCATATAACATCTTACATTATTACCCTTTGGTCTTTTATCTGATATAGCATCTGTGATCAAACTGTTTGGAATCAATGCATCACCAATATCCAAGAACTCTCCTTCAACTTCTTGAACAAATTCTTCTTTGGTTAATCTTTTAATCTCTTCTATGAATGTAGGATCTGATTGAATCAGTGGGTTTTCCATTGACTTTACATGGAACTCTGTCCACATACCTTCTGGATTTCTAGGTGATGAGTTTTGACACGCTTCATAAAAGTACCCATTCTTACTGAACGGTGTTGAGGTAAGCCATACCTTTGCCTGTGTAGCCATACCAGATGGTAAGAAGGCTCTGAGTATATCTGTCTTAATGAAACTACATTCGTCAGCAATGATTACATGAGGAGAATAACCTCTGAGTCCTGTACCAGTTTCACCTGTTGCCCTTGTAATAATCTTACTCATTCCTGTATTATCTAAAAAGTTTAACCATAATTCTGTTTGTGTATTTCTTACCACATATCCTTTAAGGAAATCATTCTTCATCACTAGAGTTCTAATCCTATCAAACATGATACTAGCCTGATTTTGAGTAGGTGCTGCTATAACTATGATACATTCATTCTTTACTGTCTCAGATAATAACGGAGCAAAGAAAGCAAAGTGTACTGTCTTTACAGCAGTTGACATTGTTTTACCCACCTGTCTTCCTGAACGATATACTATAAATCTGTCTTTACAATCAACATATTTTCTATTATAATCAAATAATTTATGACCTAAAAATACCTCACTAAACACACTTGGTTTATCAACACAATCAACTATACTCTGCATAAAATTTGTCCTCTCTGCCAATATTTCTTTAGTAGGTTGTGGCATTTAATCTCCTGTTTTCTTTGCTTTGATCTGTCGAAATATAGATTCTATATCTCCTAGTTTATTAAATCTCTGTTCTTCACTAACTACTATCTTACTAGATATTTCACCTATTGTAGATATAATTTTAAGTAAAGTGTTTACTTCTGATTTTGTATTTCTGTCAGGTATGTTACCATCAAACTTTGATTCTGTCAAAGCCATGAGTACATTTTCAAATGAAAGTTTTGCTAGCATATCTAACATAGTTTTTACATGCTCTGGATTACGTGTGTCAAGTTCATTAATTAATGCAATGAAATCTTTTCGTATAGCACACATTGCACCCTCTTCATACTTTGGACACTTACCATTACCACCTGAATCAATGGAACGATATACACATTGATCACATAATGCAGGTATGTTTGCAGTTTTAAGATGTTTTGCTGAATTGAATGGTGATATAGTCTTATGTCCATCTACAACTACCTTAGAAGCATGTTCATCTAACGGTTTAATCTTAAATATATCTCCTTTCATATATAACTTTAAATAAAACAAAGTATTTAAAGATTAAAGTTCTCTTTTAATATATTTAATTGTTTACACATAGGTAGATACAGTAATGCAAATGGTGTTTTTAATAATGCTTTGTAATCACCATCAATTATATCCTGTTTATCTAGATTAATTAACTCAAGATATTCTTTATGTATCTCACATGCATGATTAAGCATGGGTATCATAGACTTTCCTTTGTCTCCAAAGAACATAGAATTAGTAGAATTATTATTCCACACCTCACATTTCTTTGACATGGCAGCAGAAATCCAGCCTGATGTATCAAGTGATTCAAACAGTTTTGTTTTTGTGGTGTATCTTCCTTTTGCTAATCCATGATATTTTAGGTTAGGAGGAAGTTTTCTAATTTGGTCTTCTGTTTCTTCTCTGCCGTGAACTTCTCCTAGGCATACATATGTATCTGGTTCTAATCTTAATTGTGAAAGATGATTAAGATAATTCTCCTGTAGTACGGGTATTGTCCAATCTATGCCTATCTCCCTTTCCTTTCTATAATGTTTTATTGTCTCATTCATATTATACATAACATCATATTGTATAGCATGATCATATACTCCTCTATGTTTTTTTAATAATTCATAGTATCTTTCTGGTTCGGTTTTAGTTCCTGCAACAACGAATAACTTATCAAACCTATCCCTAAACTTGGTGATATTAGCATACGAATATTTGAAAGATAGTACAACATTCTTGACTTTACATTCTTCTAAGGCTTCCATGTGAGCCTTGTTATTTCCATTGAAATATATTTTCAACTATGACACTCACATGAACAAGGTACAGCAGCATGATGATGAGGACATTTATCATGCTTGCCTGCTTTACATGAAGGGTAAATCATTTATTCACCTGATATTTTATGACATATACATTGGCATTTAATATCAAGTCTTTCTACAGGACAATCAAAATGATCATGCTTATGACATTCGGGTGATATTATTTTTATTCCTTCCATTTTTTCCTATTATCCTCAAAACATATAGATGCATGAGGACACATTCCATCACATAGATAACATTTAGTTCTCTCTGGAAGAGTACAATCAGTCATTGAATTCTTAATTATTCTAGATTTTTCAATCATATCAACTAATGTTTCTTCTATTGGTTTTAGTTTAAATGCCATAGGAATTGGTATATCACGTTTATCTTTTTCAATTCTATTTGATATATAAATCACACAACCAAAAGTTGCATCGATGTCATAGCATTTCTTTAGTAATACCCTGTATCTATTGATCTGATCTACGTGACTCTCGCTTGGTTTAGAGTTATATCTTCCAAAATAATCAATAGATCCTGTCGTCTTTTTGTCACAAATTATCCATTTTCCGTCAATTTCTATCAAGTCATCTATACTGCCATATATAATATCCAAGTGTTCTGGATCTTCTAATGGTATTTTTAAGGCTTCTTCTCTTGTAAGAGGTTCATCTTTTACATAATTATATGCTAAGAACATTTCATTATGTTCTGGTTTTGAAAGCATTGAGTTTGAATGTACTATCTGTCCAAAGTAAAGTGATTTCATATCTTCAGTACTCATTGAATGAGATGTTGTTTTATTATATATTACATTTCTCATACATGGTTTAATAATATCTGATACATGTATTACACCAAGTCTCTCTGTTTTCATAGCTTCCATCTGTGCTCTTCTATATTCAAAATATACTTTTTCTTTAATATTATCTAATGTTAACATGATTATGTATACATGCTTCTATATATAAATGTTTAGACGCTATAATCTTTTTTTGCTTTTCTGATAGGACAATATGGTATTGTAATAGGTAGCCAAATAAAACCATATCTTACCCAAAACTTAGTTGTTTCTTTACTACCATACCAATTATCATGTACGATTACCGTTGCTGCTGCCCCTCTAGTTCCTGCTCTACCCTCTGGGGCATCGTATTTTCTAGTGATGTGATGTGTTCCAACACCATCTTGATAAACGGCATGTAATAATTCATGTGCTAATGGCATTATATTACTTCTTAAAACGAATGGATTCCTAGAATCATTTACAAACATATGTATTATCTTCTTTCCAGTTATACCCCAAGGTATACCTTCTCCAGTTTTAACCTCTAAGTGATCAAAATATGATTTATATTTATCATCAATTCCTTTTAAAGGTATTATTTTAAGTTCCCAAGTATCTTTAAAATTTTCCCAAGCACGATACCCTGATAAATGTGTCCCATCATCACCATTAAACATTATTGTATTTCTTATTATCTTTTCATAAACATCTCTTTTGATGTTTTTGGTTTGAAAATTAATCATTTTTTAATAATTACCTATATTATCACATAGACAAGGTTTCTTATTATCTTTATCTGATGGTGCTACACAGCCAGTATTTTGATCATGTGCTTCCTGTGAGTGACCACATTCTGCACAAGCCCCTGATGCTACGAA